CGTTCCCGCCGTTCCCGTGTGGGTCCTTCCCCCTCTGGGCGCGTCGGGGGTGGCGCAGAGCCCCGATGCTTCCCGCTTCAGAAAAAAATTCAAATGGGAAACCCGGTTTTCCCGAATTTACCGGCGTTCCCGCCGTTCCCAACTTTCCCGAGAGGCCCGCATGATCCCCAAAACTGAAATGGCAGAAATTGACGCGCTGGTGGGTGGCCCGGAACCCGAGGGCGTGACCGCTGGCGAGCTGGCGGAATGGCTCGGCCTGACCGCTAACCGCGTCTCGGCCCTCGCCCGGGAAGGCGTGATCCCCCGGAACGCCGACAAGCGGTTTCCGCTCCGGGCCGCCGTCAAAGCCTATTGCGACCACGCCCGCGCCGGGGCCACTGGCCGCCGGGCCGACGCCGAGCTGGCCGCCGAAAAGCTCCGGCTGGCGAAAGAGAACGCGGACAAGCTCGCCTTCCAGAACGCCCGAGCCCGTGGCGAGCTGATCGCCGCCGCCGAGGTGGAGCGCGAATGGGCTGGCGTGCTGCGGGATGTGCGCGCCGCCTTCCTCGCCCTGCCGAGCCGGGCCGCTGGCAAGCTCGGCCACCTGACCCCGCATGACCTTGCCGCGCTGGACGCCGAAGTCCGCGACGTGCTGATGGAGCTGGCCGAACATGAGTGACACCCTGACCCGAACCCGCCGCAACGCTATGGCCGCGCTGAAGCCGCCGCCGCGCCTGAGCCTGCCCGATTGGATCGAAACCACCATGCGGCTGCCTGAAGGCGTCTCGGCCACCCCCGGGCGTGTCACTCTCTGGCCGTATCAACGGGGCATCGCGGAAGCCATTTCCGACCCGATGATTGAGCGCGTGACCGTGGTGAAACCGGTGCGCGTCGGACTGACCACGCTGCTTTCGGGCACCGTGGCCGCCTACATCGCCAATGAGCCCGCGCCGATCATGGTCTTGCAGCCGACCGAGGCGGACGCCCGCGACTACGTGGTGAGCGATCTGGAACCGATCTTCTCGGCCACGCCGGAGCTGAAGGGGCTTATGTCTGCCGAGACCGACGAAGCCGGGCGCAACACGCTGCTGTCCCGCCGCTTCCCCGGTGGCAGCCTCAAGGTGGTGGCCGCTAGGAGCCCCCGCAACTTGCGCCGCCACAACGTCCGCGTCCTGCTGATCGACGAAGCGGACGCAATGGAGCCGGGGGCCGAGGGCTCGCCCCTCACGCTGGCCGAGCGCCGCACCTTGAGCTTCCCTAACCGCAAGATCGTGCTCGGCAGCACGCCCACGCTTGAGGCCATGTCCAACGTGCTGCGGAGCTACGCCAACAGCGACTCCCGCGTCTATGAGTGCCCGTGCCCGCACTGTGGCGACCTCCATGAGATCACGTGGGCAGACATCCAGTGGCCCGAGGGCGAGCCTCTGAAGGCCGCCTATGTCTGCCCGAGCTGCGGGGCCGTGACCGAAGAGCGGCACAAGCCCGCGATGGTGGCCGCCGGGCGCTGGCGCATCACGCGGCCCGAGGTGGAAGGCCACGCCGGTTTCCGGCTCAACGCGCTTGTGTCCACGCTGGCGAACGCCTCTTGGGGCAAGATCGCTCAAGAGTTCCTTGAATCGAAGGCGCACCCTGACAAGCTGCAAGTGTGGACGAACACCTTGCTCGGCCAAGGCTGGCGTGAGGCCGCCGAAGAGATCGACGACGCGGCGCTGGCCGCCCGGGCCGAGCCTTTTGGGTTGCCCGACGCGATCCCGGCGGATGTGCTTTTTGTCACCTGTGGCGTGGACGTGCAGCGCGACCGGCTGGAAATGGTCTTCGTGGGCTGGGGGCGGGATGAAGTCTTCATCTTGGCGCAATCCGTGATCTATGGCGACCCCATGTCCGAAGATGTATGGGCCGAGCTGGACGACGCCCTGCGCACCGTTTGGAAGCACCCCAAGGGCGGCTTCCTGCGGGTGGACGCCACGGGCATTGACGCGGGCGACGGCGTGACGATGGACCGCGTGCTTGGCTTCTGCCGCCCCCGCATGGCCCGCCGCATCTATGCCGTGAAAGGCGCATCGGGCGACCGGCAGGCGATCAAGGCCAGCGACACCCGGGGCGCGCGGCTCTTCATCGTGGGCGTGGATGGGCTCAAGGGGCAGCTTATCAACCGGCTGACCCGTGGCCGTTCTGTCCACTTCTCTGACACGCTGGAAGGGCGCTTCTATGAAGAGCTGGCGTCCGAACGGCTGGTGGTCCACTACCGCAAGGGGGCACCGATCCGGCAATGGGAACGAACCCCGGGCCGCCGGGCGGAGTCCCTCGATTGCGTGATCTACGCAATGGCCGTGCGCAATCTGGTCACCGCCAACGTGGACCGCCGCGCCGTAGAGGTTCAGGCGGTGACAATGCCGAAGCGCCGCGCTACCGTAGCGAAAAGTAAATGGCTTGAGGGAAGGTAATTTTCAGGATGAACAGTACATCCCTAATTAATTCAATGATGCTGTTGCCATGCCGAACGAAGTGACACTGGACGATGGCGAGCTCGAAGGTTTCAGCGCCCCGGCTAAGCAGCGGTTAAAGCAGGCTTCGTTAGATCATTTGCAGGAACTCATAGCTGAGTGTTATCGGCTAGAAGCTAGCTCAAATTCTAGCGGCGGGACTACTGAAATTACACAGGCCATGGTCACTGATGCTGTTGTCTTCAGGAGACGCGAGCCTTCGGGAAAGAAAGGGAAGGGGTGGAGGATACCCCTGAAAATTCTTTCCTCCATCTTGCCGCTTCTAGTTGGCTTTTTCTTTAATTCTCAGTCGGTCACTCAGGGTAACAACCTGATTATGTTCGTGATACTAGTCGCAATAACCGTGGCTGTAGTCACGACCTCAGTTATAACGGATGCCTGAAATGCCTAACGACAAAGAGAATGACCTTTTTTCGAAGGCAGTCCTAGGGCGTGCAGAGCGTGCAATGCGCGGGCGAAAAAGGTCTACTACCATCCTGGTCCTGAAATTCTATTCCGTGATGGGTGCCTTCACAGCCATTTTCGGGTTAATCTATGCAGTATTCAGGGCGTATAATATCAACCTGTCTCCTGAAGTAACAATGGGCCTGCTCATTGCTGTCAGTGGAGTTTTCCTCTCCGCTGGGTCTCTATTCATGGTGAGGTATATCCGCGCTAGGGATAGTTCTCTGGAGGAAATGGAGAGTGAGGAAATATCTCAAATGTTTCTGCTCCGCCAATGGGCCAACTTTGAGTCTTCTGCTCGAACTGCTCTCGGGATGGACCTCAATAGCCCCAAAAGTTTTTCCATTCGAAATATGCTTAATGAGTTGAGGTCATCAAACCTTATATCAGAGGAAGATTACGTAACTGTTCGAGTCGCTTTGGAAATGCGAAACAAAGTCGCGCATGGTTTAGCTACCGAAAATTCTTTTGAAGAGATTGAACTGGTTTCGAATGCATTGAGGAAAGTTTCGAAAAAGATCACCAAGGAAAATGTCTGAACCTTTGGTTGGGGGGCGCTTAACTAGCATGGGACTACCGCGGCCCCCATATCTGCAAGACCACGGGCGAGGTCCGGCAAATTCTGTGTGGCCGAACGTGGGAGGACAACCCCGCCCGGCCACTGGCACTCGTCGATCAACCAAACCGACGACTCATCTGTAGTCTCTCTACATTTGATTGACAAGCTCATTTTTTAATGTAGGAATCGCCTCCAGAAACTCTCTGGAGGCACTATGACCAACCCTTCGCATCTTTCTGTTGGCGATCTTGCGCAACGCCTCGCGCCGATCACTGGCAACTCTGAAGCATTTCACGCCCGCCAGCTTCGGGCGCAAATCCGGGAAGGGGCGCTGAAGCCGTCCTTGCGCGGCGGCTCTGGCGCGACCGCACCGGCACTCTTCGACGAAATCGGCCTTTGCCGTGCGCTTGTCCTTCACGCCCTTGCCAGCATGAAGCAGGAAATGGACACGCTCAAAGCCGTCGCCACGATCATGGAAACCGTGGACCCTCGCGCCCGGAAGGCCGACGTGGTGGAGCCTGACGGCATGGAGCTGGCCGTGGCTCGCATCCGCAACGGCGAACCCATGTTCCTGCACCTCGAATTTTCCATGTGGCCCGAAGAAGGCGAGGAAGACCGCGAAGTCTCTGGTTGGCTCACCAATGACCCGACGCCGAACGACTCCGCGATCATGCCACGCCGCGCATGGATCGTTCTTCCGCTCCACCACGTTCTGAAGCCGCTGGTGGGCTGACCCCATGTCCCTGCTGTCCCGCCTCAATCCCTTCAAGCGTGAAGCCGCCCCGGTGGCCGTCCGATCCTTTGACGCGGCTGCCGGTGGCCGCCGTGGCGCGTGCTTCGGGCGGCACTTCGGCTCGCATGGCACTGAGACGCTGGCCGCCGCCATTCCGGTGCGCGCCCGGGCTCGGCACGCCTATGCCAATAACGGCTATATCCGCAATGCCGTTGACGCGATTGTGGCCGAGGCCGTGGGGGCGGGCATCGAAGCCAATTCGGCCTTTCCCGACAAGGATATGGCCGCGCTGATCGACAAGGCGTTTTCCGACGCCGATCTGGACGCCGAAGGCCGCACCGACTTCCGGGGCATGACCGCCGCCGCCGTGCTGGCCGAGATCGTGGACGGGGAAGCTCTCTTCGTGGCCGAGAACCGCGACGGGCGCACTGTCTGGCGGCAATACCCCGCCGAGGCTCTGGACGAGTCCGACACCCGGGACTTGGGCGACGGGGCCTATGTGGTGGCGGGCGTGGAGTTTGCCGCCAATGGCACGCGCCGCGCCTATCACTTCCGCCCGCAACGCCCGACCGATCTTTTCCCGACCGCGCAAGAGGCCATCCGCGTTCCGGCTGAAGACGTGATCCATATTTTCCGCCAGCTCGGCCCGGGCCAAGTGCGCGGCATTTCCCAGCTCGCCCCGATCCTGCTGACCGTCAATGAGCTGGACCAAGCCCTTGATGCCATGCTGGTGGGGCTGAAAATCTCTTCTATGTTCGCAGGCTTCGTCACCGACACCACGAACATGGGCGGCGCTGGTGAAGCCTTCCCCGAAGCCGATGGTGGGGACATTTCCCTTGAACCCGGCGTGGTGCGCGTCCTGCCGGGCGGGACTGACATCAAGTTCGCCGCGCCCGAGCAAGCCAAGGAGTCCATCGCCTTCGCGAAGCTGACGCTGGGCCAGATTGCCGCCGGGCTGGGCGTGCCCCAGCACCTTGTTGACGGCGACCTGAGCCAAGCGAACTATTCCAGCTTGCGGGCCGGGCTTCTGCCGTTCCGGGCCAAGGTGGAGCAATACGTCTATCACACGCTTGTCCCGCAATTCCTGAATCCGATCTTTCAACGCTTCGTCACCGACGAATACGTGGCCGGGCGTCTGGACGTGTCCGATCTTGCCGCTGCGCGCAAAGCTGAATGGTTGCCGCCGCGCCCGATGCAGGTGGACCCGCAAAAGGACATGGAGGCGGCCCGCGCTGCCCTCGAAATGGGGCTGACCAGCCGCCGCCAAGCCGTCGCACAACTCGGCTGGAACGTGGCCGAGCTGGACCGCGAAATAGCCGACGACCGCGCCCGGGAAGCCGAGCTTGGTTTGAACTTCAGCGCCAAGGAAGCCGCCAATGCCCCTCGATAACGTCATGACGCGGGCCACCGCGACCCGCCCGAACAGCTATAACCCGGAGACGCGCCGCGTCTCGGCAGTAATCGCCACGCCGTCGCCCGTGACCCGGCGCGACGCCCGGGGGTCGTTTCAGGAAGTCCTGACCGCTGACACGCTGGACCTGTCCATTGCCGGGCTGCCCGTCCTGGACTCGCACAACACCGCTTCTGTCCGTCACCAGATTGGCCGCGTTCACGCCGTCACCATCGAAGGTGACAACGTGGTGGCCGAGATCGAAATCACGTCCGCCGATGACGCCGCGCCGATCCGGCAGCGCGTGGAAGACGGCACCGTGAGCGGAGTCAGCATTGGCTATCGCGTCTCGGGCTGGACCGAACGGAATACGCCGCAAGGCCGGGTGAAGAGCCCGACCCGGTGGCGTCTCACCGAGGTCACGTTGACCTCTAACCCGGCGGACCCGTCCGCCCGTCTACGGCAGAAAGAGGAACCCATGCCCGAGACTATCGAAACCCTTTCGCCGCAAGAGGCGGAAGCGCAACGCCGGAGCGATATCCGGGGGCTGGTCC